CAGGGGCAGTTAGTATATCTTCTATCACTAGTGGGACTACAATTGAATTGAGTGCTAACGCTACTGCTAGTGGAACAAATACTTTGACATTTAATAATTCTCTCACCTATAATGAAAATTTAGAAAAAACCGCAGGATATAGAGTAAAATCCTATTACAATGAAACTGGTGAAGGGCAATTATTTAGTAGTCTTAATTTAACTACACACGACTATTTTATTTTACTATTTGCAGACGATGCAAACAGACACCATTTTGCTAAAATAACAGAAGTAATTACAGATGATGTTGCAGGAGATGCTTTAGAATTCACTCCCAAATTAGGAGAAGAAATACCAGAAGGAACTAAATTTATTGTATTCAAAGGCCCATCAGTTACTGATACAGAAATAGTGGCAGTAACTGCTGGATTAAAGTTAGACTCTGGACTTAAACACCATGATGCCCTATCAGTTTCTAGACCATTATTTTTTATGTATAATGATAGATTGACTAAAAAGAATCAATTAGACCACAATAGGAAATATAAGTTATGTTATTTTAGTGGAGGGCTTCTTTCTTCTACTTCTTCTCATGCTTTAAGCACTATTTCTGTATTTACTACTGTTCAAGACTTTCATCTAAGAGTATTAGATAGAGGTAGGCATTCTCTCAATGTAAAAATGATTGATAATAGAAAGAAAATGGATGACCCTACTACACATACTAATAGTAACATTCCTCATGATAGTGGCAGTAAAGTTAGAGATGTTACATCATATGACTCATGGGCTTTAAACGCTAGAAGAAATAGTGATGATTCTGCTAGTGGTGATTTTGCTGGAGCATACAAGTATCTTTTCTATGAAGATTCTCCTAATACTATGAATAGAGCCAACGATGTTTTTGATTTAAAACTATTTAATTCCATACAAGATAAAGCCGGATATGCAGAAGTTCGGCTGGTAGATGGCAAAAGAATATTCAATAGCAAACACAACACTCAAGAAAAGTTTGGAGTTAGAGAGAAAATAATAGAATCTAGTTTAGATGGATGGTTTGAAACTGGATTGACAGTAGATTCTATTACTAGTGTTAATTCTACTGCTACTACTGTTTCTGTTCAAGTAGAAGCAGACTATAATGCTAGAGTGTTATGGGGAGAACATGAAGAAATAAAAGTAGGAGATTATATTGGATTTATAGATGATATTGGCGCACCTAGTTCGGGAGCGCAAAGTTTTGTCATCAAACCAGAATTTAGATTAGAGACTGAATCTTCTTTTACAAGTCACACTTCTTCTGCTCCATTTAGTGCGGGGGCTAAAATATACAGAAGAAAATGGTCTCCAAAAACTAGAACACTAATGGTGAATTTTGAATTAGATACAGATGTTACTTATACAGGACTAAGTGGATTAACTAGCCATCCTTTAGATATAGATACATTAACTTATAAAATAAATAATGTAACTCTAGGGTCTTATACTGAAAGTAGATTTAACAATGCCTTTGTGGTTTTTTCTGATATAAACTATGTTAAAAGAGAAATAAGAGTTTCTTATGGAGATAAAACTCATAAGTGTTTGAGATTAGAACCCGATAGGGTGCATTATCAAACTGTTTCTACTTCTTTTACTAATTTAGATTATGCACAAAGAGAGTTCTTTGTAGAGTTAGAATTATTTGATGGTATTATAGAAGACATTGCGGAAGAAATAGTTCAATCTCAACCAATAGTAGAAGTTAGCGGTAGAAATGATTTTCATAAATTAGTTTCTCCTATTGTAAATAAAAATACATTGTTTGCTCAAGATATAGTTCATTCTACTATGTCTCCTTTGAGAAAGAGAACTGCGATTGTAAATAGCACAGGAATACAAATCACAGTAAACGCAGACCACGCCATAAATGTGACTAGTATTGCTACTACTGCTGCTTCGGGCAGCGCACAACCAGTGATAAATAAGGGAGATATTATTTATGATTCTAATAATAATTTTGTAGGAATACAAAAGGTTGATGCTTCTACTAATGCCTTAACTCTTGAATTTGGTTCTTTAGTTAAATTGGCCTCCGGCACTTCTTTGTTCGCTCAGAGTGGAATGCCATTTACATTTAAAAAGGCACTAGCATCTAGCACTGAGAACTCTAACACTGTTAGTTCTCTAGAAGGTGCTTCAAACAAAGGAGTCTTTTTTAATAGTGGTATAAGCATAGATGAGGATGGTGTAGAAACTGGTAAATTAGCAGGTTCTTCTAGTAGTAGCCATAAAGATGCGGTAGGTTATAATTTTGCATCTATTAATAATATAAAAAATGATAGAGCCTTTCAAGCAATACTACAAGATGATTCTTCCGGAACTAAAAATGAAAATAGAGTAGTTAATGGTCTTAGTGATTTTGCAGTATTAGGTATAACTCAGGAAGATGGTAGAACAAGCATACAATTAGCACCAAGAGTGGGATTATACTTAGGACGAGTAGAAGATAACGATATTTATGATGCTAACAATATGACCTTAGAAACTACTGGGATTACTTTAAGTGCTAGTTCTTATTCTCATTCTTTTACCAATACATGTAGAATAACTACTGCATCCACATCAGTATTGACCCATTTTGCAAGAAACGACCCAGTATTCGTTAAAGTAGTCTCTACTGGAGAATTTAGTTTTCTTGGGTATTTTATTAGAGCAGAGCCATTGAGTCTCAATATTACTGGAACTGCCACTGCTGGTTTACACACCATAATTCTAGATAGAGAAATTAATTTAACAATAGGTAGTGCCACTACGCACGAACTATGGAAGTTAGATGATAAAGATAGCACAGATTTATATTTTATAAATAAACCTAGTAGGGTTTTGCAATTAGCAAGCCCGTTTGTAGATGATAATTGGGGATTGATTCCATTTAATGTGAATATACACGATACTAATACTGGAGCATCTTCTCCTACTACGGACTATACTACTAGATATGGACAATCTCTATTTAGACTAATGGATTTAGAAAGGGGAGTGTATGATGTTACCGATGAATACCCTATTGTGTCTGATAATTCTTCAGAGTTACAAAGGCCATTTGTTTATTATGATACCCCTAGTTCTACTAGGTATTATTCAAAGTCTCATAGATTTAAACCCAGTTATTTGACCACAACTAAAACAATAACTAACTCTCGTACCGATGATAGTAGTTTTACTTCTATTCGTGAAAAACAAGGTCTATTTGAAAAAAGAGGAAATAAACCCTCTAGAGGAAGCAATTTCTTTGATTATTATTTAACGGGAAATACTCATGAAAGATTCCCTTATCCAATACATCTAACAAGTCAGCAAAATAGAACATGGGAAAGAACATTGCGTCAGATGGATGCTAAAGTTTCTAGAAATTTATTATTTACTAATAGCGATTTATTACCGGAGAGTGATAGAAGACCGGATAGTTTGTATAAAAATACCAGAGACATAACAGATTATAGTATTTTATTACAAGCCTCCGGTAACGAATCTACTGTTTCTAGTAAACACTCTAAATATTTAGGAGGAGGTTCTTCTCTTTCTACTTCAGATGATAATACAAAACTTGCACAAATTGCTAGTGGGCCGGACTTATCTACTCTAAGAAAATTTTCGATGATTAGATTAGTAGAAATGACATTGGACTGGCATTTTAATTCCGTGGATGCAGAAAATCTTCCGGATAGAGACAAAACGCTAGATGTTGTTGTCGGCAACGCATTGCAAGATATGTTTACTATTAAAAATGGAAGCACAGTCCTTTCTTTAACTGGATATGGTAGTGGGACTATTACTTTTAGTGGGACTCCAGATAATATTGCTACTTCTAATGAAGTATATTTTTATTCAGAAAATGGCTTTTTGATAGGTGTAAAAAGTAGTGGCGTGAGTGTAGGCTCTACTATTACTTTGTCTGCTGGCCCACATGAAAATGAAAATATGTCTAAAGGAACACTAACTAAGGTTTATGCTTTTATTTCTAATGGAGTCTCCTCTTATCCTAATTACTCTTTTATTAGAGGACACAATGATGAAGACACCTTTGTAAATATGCCTAATGATGGTTCTATTCATATGCTAAAAGGTGCAGTTTTCAATAACGATGATGAAGGCAGGAGAAGTAGTGCTGATGGATATGCAGAAGATAACGGTGATGATTTTCACGAAGAAAGACTACCTACAAATGCTAATGTAGATTATAGTATGTTTGATTTATTAGCCTCACATAGTAAAGAAGTAGATATTGCTTTACCGCCTACTTTTAGAAGCGATACCGCTAGTAAAACTTTAGCACAGAATTCTGATGGTGAAAATTTATTTCTCAGAATGGCAACAAATGTATCAGACGCTGAACCTGCCACTATTTCCGTACAGGCAATCGGCAATAATTTTGCTGATAATATGGTTAATAATGTTCAGTATCATTTATTCATTAGAGATGGACATTATTTAGGCAGGACTACTGCTAATCAAACATATAATAGCGGGACTATTACTTTAGAAAAGTCTTTTTATAAAAATAAAATGGATAGTTTAAGTCAAACAGAAAGAGAAATTTTCTTTTCAGAAGAACCCGATGAATCGCTAATAAGCACTCATAGAAATACTCATATTTCAGAAGTTATTAGAAACATGGCGAAAAATACAGATAGGACTCTATTTGATTTTATGACCGCAGTATTTTTAGACAGATATGATATTGAAGATGGAGGACAGGCTTCAGTGGCGGCAGGGATGGTTTCTCCCCACATAATAGAAACTGTTCCTATGATGGATGTTTTTACTACCGATTTACCCCATAAATTGATGTTAAGAAGAAAAACCAAGCAGGGCTTTGCTCATTATCTAAATACTAAGTTAAAAACTTCTGATGATGGCAATTCTCCATATTTAGCAGATGGTGCATTTATGTTGTTTAAACCTCACTTAGTAGTTAGTGATGTTGAAGGAGGAAATACTAATTTATTCTTTGGAAGCCCTACTATTCATGCTACTGGTTCGACTAATTGTGTAAGACTCAGTTTTGACATAAAAAACATGGAAGGAACCACTGCTTCTCATTTAACTAATGCTTGGCTAAACTTCGCACCTAATTTAACCGGAACATATTTGGTTAGCACTGGAGGCAAAAGAGTAGGCGTAGCAGACTCTACTAATTATGACAACGCATTTTCTTCTAAGTCCAGTGCAGATTCTGAAGCAGGAATAACAGGAAGTGGGGAAATGATTCCCGAAAAAATACATTATGTTATTTCTCATACAATTACTAGAACTGCCGATTGTACGAGGCATATTTTAGTAATTGATAATGCTTCTAGTCTTGCAAATATATACAAAATTATGAGAGTCGCTGAAAATACTTTTTACGATTTCACTCCAAAAATAATTCAACCATATATGATGACGGCAAAATATACTAAGAAAGCATATTCTGATGAATGTTATGATAAATTAATTTCTTATAGATTTAGAAATAAAAGTGGTAATAGATTCGTAACAGAAGATAGAGGAAATGGTAGTGAAACATATGCAGAAACTGGGCATAAAGAAGCGGTTGCCTCTATGTATGTAATAGCAGACCCTAGTAACAAAACTGGTTCTGATGGTCATTTAGTTCTAAGAAGCCCTACTGATTTTATAGGAACTAATAAACTATTAGAACATGAAGATAATTTAACTATCGCTATGTATGATGGTGATAATACAAATAAATCTAATCTAAGTATTAATCAAATAACTGATTCTAATACTCATGAAATGAAATTTGAGAAAATGGCTAATATGAAAGGAGCCACTTCCATAGGAGAGGTATTTTCAATAGATGTAATAGAAGAAGTAAAAGGCACATATGCAGATGCTAGTATTGGTTGTGGAGTAAATATTTGCTTTGAAAGTAATGACTTACTAAATGATATTTTTGAAGACGAGGGATTAGTATTTGAAAAACAGGATTTCACGGATTTTCCGCTATTTATATCTCCAGAATACAGAGGAGTTAGTTTGCTAACTGCCGCTAATTTTATTCTAGATAGAAAGAATAAGAAATTGATACATGATAAAAAATTCAGTATTAGAGATGCTGATTCAGTATTAAATAAGCCTAATGTTGTAATATCCGAACAGGATTCTGATATTAGCATTAAGAGTATTACAAAAGGAAAGAGGCTATTCGATGTTTACAATGAAGTTATTGTTTATGGTAGAAATGTAAAAGCGGTTAGAAAGAATCTAAGAAGCATAGAAAAAATAGGTAAAAAGAGTTTAGAAATTTTAGATACTAACCTATATACTCAATTTGATGCGGAACAAAGAGCATCTAACTTACTTAGATTACATAGTAAAATAGGAGAAACTATTGAAGTAGAAGCGAAAGGAGATAGGCTATTTTTATTAAAGGTGGGAGATATAATAACTTTAGAGGTCGCTTCACAAAACATACTTAGAAGTGAATATTTAATTTTAGAAATGGAATATACCTTAGATGGTTTCATGACTATTAAACTTGGAGAAAATGCTAAAGGTTTAGAAGATAGATTTACAGAACTACTATTAGAAAATAGAAGAATAAAAGCCCTATCAAGACCTAAAG